GGCCCTAACAGGCGGGACATTCGCTTCGATGCAGACGGCATACACTTTATGCTCAGTTCGAGCACGAGTGCCCCTACTCTTGACGCCATGCTGATTAAGGAAACCGCGCATGTCATGATCAACCGTTTGTGGGGCGGCAGCGTGCCAGTTGATGTGGGGATGCAATGGAGTGGTGTTAACCTGTTCGACCCGCAGGCATATATCGACCGGGAGCACAATATTTATGCTCCAGCAGGAACATCTGGCTGGTCGCTTAGCGGATTTAGAGCAATAAATAATGCCTCTCTTCCTTTTAGTAAGGTGATTTTCGCTACGGCGTATAATGTCATCTATAGTGACTATATCCCGGTTATGCCGGGCGAGCGCCTGTATGGTGAAATATGGGCTATGCGAAATTCGGCTGGCGGCGATCCTGGCGTGCTCTATTATGGGATTGAAAGATACGACAAAGATCTGAAGCCAATAGGAATCAACAATGGCACTACATATTTTGTCGCCTCTACTGTAACGGTGCCGGTAGACGGAGTATGGCATAAATACAGTGCTGCAACCATTTTACCTACAAGTCACACGCCTTATGATGGCAGTGATGGTGGTCCGGTTAGATACGTGCGAGTGCGAATACTCATCAACCACGACAGCGGCACGGTCCCGACTCATATAGGCGGCATCCTGCTGCGCCGGGCCACGATTACGAGGGACGATGATATAGCGGCTATCTCTGGCAAGTTGGTTATTGGCAGTAACGGCGCCTCGGGCGCCAGCGACATGCTCCATGTGTTCTCCCCCGATGGGAAGGGGATCAGGGTCGAGCGATCAGGCTATGGTGTCGTTGCAGGGATGACCGCATATAGCGACGCTGCCAGCTTTGGTTCGCTCTCTAATCATCCAGTATATTCCATTGTTAATAATGCCATCCAAGGGGTTATCGACACTGGCGGCCGGTGGGGCCTTGGTACTTCATCCCCTGAAAGTACTGGAAGAGTGACCATCGACTCCGGAGCCTCTTACAATATGACACTGACGCTGAGAAATCAGTACGGGGATTGCACTTTCGGGCCGAAAAATGCCAGCGGGATGCACATTTACACTGGTATGCCGATATTTTGGTTCAACAAGGGTATTTGTGCCGGTGTTGGCGCAGGTGAATCAGTTTTTACAGCCTACACCGCGAATGATCTGGTCCTGGCTGGCAACAATGGTAACACCGAGATCATGCGGCTGAAGCAGACTACGCTGGCGGCTGAATTTCGTGGCAATGTTCATCTGGATAACAGCAAGATACTATATGCCAAGAACACCAGCGGCACCTATGAACAATGCCTGATCCCGCTCTATTCGAACAACTGCACCTACTTTACCTTCGGGTCCGGTGGCGCACTTTATGTGCGCAATAGTAGCTTGGTGACCTGCTTCCGTGTCAATGCCGACAAGGCAATCGACTTTTTCAGCGGCACCGCCCCCACCGCAAATGTCGCTGACGCTTTCCGCCTGTACTCGGCGGATCAGGCGGCGGGCAATGCCTGCCCGCACTTTCGCACAGAAAATGGTGGGGTGGTGAAGCTCTATCGTCAGACAGCCATATCTAATCCAGCATCAACCACTGCAGGTAATAATGCTGCAATAATATCGATTCTTGGAGTCTTAAGAAATTTGGGCTTAATTTCCACATAGTATAGGAGAAAACATGAACACTTATTGCCAAATTGACAAAGATGGGGTTTGCAAAGCGGTCTACCACACAAATGATGATGCTTTCGAGCCACCGACCGACTATGCGATAACGTCTGGTGCAGATCGGTCCTGGATCGGGACCAAGCAGTGGAACGGGAATGCTTGGAATGATTATGAGCCGCCCAAGCGGATCTTGTCGAAATATGAGTTCATTCAGCGATTGCAGCCAGAATTTGTCGATATCCTCACTGCGGCAAAAACAGACGTGCAAGTCGAGGCGTATTATCAGATGGCTATGGCCGCGACGGAAATCAATCTGGATGATCCCAACACCTCCCCGGGTCTCGATCTTTTGGTCGCAAAGGGCTTATTGACGGTGGAAAGAAAAGCCGAAATCCTCTCATAGAAAGGAAAGATATGTCAAAGGAAGCCAAGATAGAAGCTATCCCATTCGATGCTGAAACCAGGGCAGAGGTTGCCGCCATTTATGAGCGGTTTAGCTACCTGAATGGAAATCTTGCTATTTTGTGCAAGACTTACGCCCGTGCCAACGGCCATGATCCTGCCAGGTGGCAGCTTGCTCAAGATGGTTCCGGTTTGATCCCGGTCGACCGGTCCGATGAATCTCCAAAACCCGAATAAGGGGCTACTGCAATGAGCGACTTTATCAGCGCATTGTTCACCAATAATGGTGTCGGAGTCGAAGGACTTACTCCGCTTGTAACCGTGTATGACCTCGCGGACGATTCCCTGGTTCTATCGGCCGTTGCTATGCTGGAAGTTGGCGACGGTATCTATAAAAAGGATGTGACCGGCTTGCTGGATGTCGCAAAGAATTATGCCGGTTTTGTTGATGCCGGCTCAGATGCGGTTGACTGCCGTTATCCGGCGCTTGATTTCAGCGCGTTCCCTGCCGCCCGAGAGGATCAGGTGGAAGAGAATGTCTTCCAGGCCATGAACTCCATGATTGGAGTTCGAGCTGTAATCCTGCACGTTGCAGACCTCGCTTCCCAGGAACCGATGGGCAATGTGCAGGTACAAGTTTACCGGGCCGGTGACAATACCCTGACCACCTGGGGCTATACAACCTATGACGGCAATTTTGAGATGGCGTTAGACGATGGCACATATAACATCATTCTCAGGAAAATGCCGTACAGCTTCACCGTGCCTGAAGTTATCGAGGTCACGCAAGACGAGACTTTTACCGTGTATGGATCGGCTCTTATCATTGTGTCTCCCAATCCGCTGCAAAACTGCCGTCTCTATGAATTTTGCTATAAGGCGGACGGCGTAACTCCGATGACAACCGTTACCGGCACCGCTCAACTGATTAATTTACCCTTCAATGCAAATTCGGATCGTCTGATTGCGTCCGCCCAGCTTCCCGGCAGCTACGACCCTGTGACCGGGATGCTTTACTGGGATATTGTCAGGGGAGCTACGGTACAGATTGCGATTCCGGCGGTCAGCCTCAGCGCCGAAGTGCTGGTGCCGAACCTGGACAGTGCCAGGGTCACCGACCTTTTAGGATAGCCAAAATCTTAACTGAGTTAGTAATGTAAGGAGCATTAATGTTTCCAGTCGACATTCTTGAGTCGATAAAAACGCATGCTTTGGCAGAACACCCTCGAGAGTCGTGCGGAGTTGTGGTCGGCGCTGAATATATAGCGTGTCGAAACGAAGCGGAGAATCCGGAAAAGGATTTCCGCATCCCGACCGCGGAATACTCCAAATATGCCCGCCGGGTGAAGGCCATTATCCACAGCCACACAAACGGCAAGGCATTCCCTTCCAAGGCAGATATGCAGTCTCAGATCGCGACCAAAAAACCGTGGGGAATCGTGGTGACTGATGGCGCCGTAGTGAACGATTTTTTTTACTTTGGCGACGGATCTCCGGTTCCGCCCCTGATAGGCCGCCAGTTCCGGCATGGCGTTACCGATTGCTATGCTTTGGTCCGCGATTGGTACAAGCAGGAGCAAGGCATCGTACTGCCGGCCTATGCCAGAGCAGATCAATGGTGGGAGGCGGGTGAAAGCATGCTGGTCGATTTTTTCAGCGATTGTGGATTTGAGGTCGTGCAGCGTGTGAGCGAGCCAGGGGATTGCGTGATCGGCCGGGTGTTGGGAAAGGTTCCGAACCACTGCGGAGTATACATTGGTAATGACCTGGTACTGCACCATCTATCGAATCGCCTGTCCAGAAGCGAGCCCCTGCAGCCCTGGATGAAATATGTCACGCATTGTCTGCGCTATGTCGGCAAGTCAAAAAAACGAGTCAGGAAGAAGCGATGAAGACCGTACACCTCCACGGCTTTTTACATGAAAAATACGGTGGGCCTTTTACGCTGGAGGCTGCCAGTGTGTCTGATGTTGTACGAGGGATGCAGGCCAACTTTCCGGATTTTTGCCGAACCATCCGCGACGGCTCCTATCAGTTGGTTCGTGGGGCAGATCTCGAGGGGGATCTGATCGGGGAAGATATGCTTGATTTTTGCTTCGGTAGTGACGATCTGCATATCGTTCCAGTGGCAGCCGGATCGGGCGGGGGAAGCGGCAAGGGAATTATCACTGCCGTGCTTGGGGTCGCCATGATCGGTACGGCATTTTTGACTGGTGGGGCCAGTATGGGTGCCGCAATTTTTGCCGAGGGCTCTTTAGGGGCAAGCCTCGTTGGTGGACTCACGTACACCCAGCTTGCCATCATGGGAGGCATTCTGACCATCGGCGGTATCTACCAGGCGCTTGCTCCCCTTCCCTCAACAGACTACGACAATGAAGAGGAAAAAGTCTCATTTCTGTTTAACGGTGCAATCAATCGCAGGGAACAAGGCGGTGCGCTCCCTGTCTGTTTCGGACGCTTTAGGGTCGGCTCTATCACCGTTTCCGCCGGCATTGATGTGGAAGAGATTGCCTGATGATTGACAAGAATGCGATTTTCGGCTCGGGCGGCGGCAAGGGAGGCGGCGGTGGGGCTAGTGAAGACCCGAATAGCCTCAGAGCCAATTCCATTGCAAAAATCATTGATGTGCTTTGCGAAGGAGAGATTGCAGGGCTCGTCAATGGTGCACAGTCTATCTTCCTTGATGGCGTGCCACTGCAAAACGAAGACGAAACGTATAACTTCGAGGGGGTAAACTGGGATTTTCGCTCCGGCACTCCGGACCAGGAGCCCTATGATGGCTTCAGTGAGATCGAGGCAGAGGTCCAGGTTGGAGCGGAGGTCAAAAAATCCGTATCCCAGACCTTCCGTGTCAACGAGACCGACATCGACGATGTGCGGATAAAAATCAGCGTGCCCGCTTTGTATGTGGTCGATGATGAGGGAAACATTACCGGAACCTCGGTTGAGATGAGAATTTCGGCCAAGGGAGCAAACACCAGCTACCAGGAGATCATATCACCGGAGATAGAAGGAAAGACCAATGCTCAGTACGAGCGGGCATATCGCATAACCAATATCTCGCAGTACGGCACTTTCCCCATAGACTTTAAGGTCGAGCGGCTAACCGATGATTCAACCGATCTTAAAATCGCAAACAGCACGTATCTCTCGAGCTATACAACGATCATTAACCAGCGTTTGTCTATGTCGTATGTCGCATCGGCCGCACTGCAAATTGATGCTGAGCAGTTCGGGACTCACGTTCCGACCAGAGCCTACGACATCCAGGGCTACAACAAATGTCGGGTGCCAAGCAATTACGATCCGATTACTCGCGAGTACGGCGGATTCTGGGACGGCCGGTTTAAATACGAGCTGACCGACAATCCGGCCTGGGTATTCATGGAGCTCATAACAAACTCCATGTTCGGTATCCCCGGGTTCGACACCAACGAGTCTGGCGACCATCTTGCCGGGCCGGCTTATCTCAATAAGTGGCGACTGTATGAAATAGCCAAATACTGTGATGACCTGGTGGCTGATGGGTATGGCGGGTTCGAGCCTCGCTTCACATGTAACCTTTACCTGCAGACCCAAGAAGAGGCGTTTCATGTGATTGCGGCGCTTGCCTCCGCTTTTTTGGCAATGCCATACTGGTCTTCGGCAATGCTCGATCTGGCGCAAGACCGTGAGACATCGGCCAGCCATATCGCCAATCCATCGAATGTGATTAACGGGGAGTTTCACTATTCCGGCACCTCGCTGAAATCGCGGCCCTCGGTTGCTCTGGTCTCATGGAACGATCCGAACGATGGTTACAAGACCTCGATCGAGGTTGTCGAAGATCCGGAAGCTGTGCAGAACTACGGATGGCGCAAAACCGATGTGATCGCGGTCGGTTGTACCTCTCGCGGCCAGGCTAACCGGATGGGGAAGTGGATACTTAGAAGCTCGAAAAATGAGACTGAAACGGTCACATTCAAGGGTAGCTTTGAATTCGCCGATTGCGTTCCCGGCTCTGTTGTAAAAATCCAGGACCCTCACTATACGCAGGTGCGCTTCGGTGGCCGAACGGTCAGTGCCTCAGGAAACGTTTTAGTGCTTGATGCGCCAGTTACGCTCGAATCCGGACAGGCCTATACTTTGATGGTCACCAATCCGGACAAGAGTGTCAGCGAGTATACAGTAATCAGTGGGGCCGGAACTACTTCTTCGATTACTGTTTCTGGCAATTTTGATCCGGTTCCAGCGCCTTTTTCTGCCTGGGTCCTCTCCGGTGCGTATCATCACGCCAGACCGTTTCGCGTGGTCGGAAACAATGAAGTTGCGCCAAATGAATTCGAAATCACTGCAATCTTTCATGACGTGACCAAATACGCCTGGGTTTACGATGACACGGACCTCGACCCGCCTCCGTATACTCCACCCGGTGGTGCCATCCCCCCTCCGACCGGACTGGACGTGATGATATTCCCCTATGAAGAGGGGATTAACCTGCTTTATGGGGCACTGTTTTCCTGGGAACAGGTTGATGATTCTCGGGTGATGTACTACGAGGCGCAGATTAAATCTGCAAAGGTCGGGTGGAGCGGGATCGGTGAGACCGGCGGGAACAGTGTCGAATACAAGCCTATTTCGATCGGGGTCTATTCATTTCGGGTGAGGGCCTGCGGGATCAGCTCATCTGATTGGGCGGTGATCGATGATGTGGTGGTAGGCGATCCGACCTGTGAAGTCCCAAACATAACCGGCTTGCAGGTGGCCGGCGGCGGCACGACTTTTTCCGGCGGTGACTGCGAGCTTGAGTGGGATGATGTGGTCGGGCAGATGGGTGCCTGCGTGGACGGCACCGGGCAGCTTATCACCGAAAACCGGTTTGCATACTATCTGGTTACCATAAGGAATGCGTCGACCAACGCCGTTATGCGCCAGGAACAGGTACTCGAGCCTCATTACTGGTACACATTCGAGAAAAACGGGAATGATTTTGGCACTCCGAGCCGCACTTTTAAAGCCGATGTCGTGGCGGTGGATGTGTATCAGAAGCCTTCTCCGGATGTTTCAAGCATTACGGTCAACAACCCGGCCCCATCGATGGCGAACATCACGCCGACCGTTGACCCCAAATTCATCGGCATGGATGTACGCTGGGACAACTATGTTCCGACCGATCCGGACCTGCTGAAATATGCCGTCTATTATGGTGCGACTTCGCCCCCGACCTCCTTTGCCGGGTTTGCCGATGGCAAGGAGACCAAGAGCTTTTTCGTCTCTGTTGAAGGCAATGTTGAGGAAGGGACCGAATCCTCGGAGAAGCGATGGTATGTGCAGGTCCAGCCCTATGATACCTTCGGTGCTGGAACGAAAAGTGCTATTGGAAATGGCTGGGTTGATCCGACCGATATTCTCGATTATCTGTGGCACCGGGTGGGCGAGGGTGAGCTGTTGCCGGCCCTGCTCTCGAAGATAAACGACCCAGCCTCACTCATCGATGCATCGTTTTTGTCCGGCCTGATGAATCATATGGACAATCCTGATTGGGTAGCCACCTGGACTTCCGGGCAGGCTTACACGGTCGGGACCTATGTGAAAATTGCAGCTTTAGCTGTTGAAGGGCAGAACTATTCTGTTGGAGCCAAGCGGATTTTGCTCCACGATGGCGACGTTTATCAATGTACGGCCGCCGGCGAATACCATGCCTCCAACGGATCGAGCGGATGGACTCAAATCTCTGTACAGCCCATTTGGCGCTGTACAGTTGCCGTAAGCTCTGCCACCTGGCCGCCTGGCGACACCGGCCATTGGGCTGCCGCGCACCATATCACGCAGGCTTTGTGGAAGGCAATCGTGGTTGGAGTGGCGAGCGGCGAAAGGATCAATGCCGCTGAGCTTATAATCGATTCTCAGGCCGGCACCATAACAGCCCTTGCGACTTCTGTTTGGGGCGGCGGAGACGCGCAAAACCCCGGGGTGAATTCACTGCTTTTCGAGATGAACGCCCCGACCGGAAAGGTCGCGCTCAAGGCCGAAAGGGCTAGTGTCGAAAGTGCGCTAACGTCTCTCACCGGCTCGACGGTCACCCTCGATGCAGCCGGGCTGATTGTGCTTGGGGCCTATGAGGCGGTCGTTTCCGGCTATGATGGCAGGATTGACGAGGCGCAGGCCGAAGCCGATGCGGCTATGGACCGGCTGGATGACATCGACGATGATCTGATTGTCACGCCTTCGGAAAAGATCCAGGTCAAGCTTGAATGGGATGTAATTGTTGCTGAAAAGCCAGTGCTTGTGCA